AAATAACTTGACCAACAATAATTTGACACTTACTCACACTAGATGCGCTACTAACTAAAGTTGTAAGTCCTACATCACCAGCTGATAATTGAGTGGTGTTTATATTGACTGAAGGTTGATTATTAAATGAAGAATCAGATGAAATATAACTATTATTAGTATTGTTATTAAATGGAAGTAAAATATTTCCATTATATCCCTGCCAACCAATAACATAACCAAATGCTGTTGTTACACCACTACTTGCCGTCCACCAATCCCATAATGCAGTCATTTGTGCTGGAGTCCAAGCCGCTGCTGAAGGAGTAGGGGTCATAGTTGGTGTTTTTGTGTTAGTCGGGGTAGGAGTCGGTGTAGGACAAGACGCAGGATAATTGATATAACCACCATTAAATTGTAAGAAACCATTTGGTGGGAAGAACAAACTACCACTAAGCAAAGAGTCAGTATCCAATATAATTGAACTGATTAGAGTTCCTCCGTTAAATAAGGTATTACCAGTTGAGTAAGCGATAGTCCAATTACCATCATTACCCAATATATCACTACTCCAATATAACGAAGTATAATCACTACCCGAATTGATTGAGAAAGCCACATAGTCGTTTCCGTCAGGGTTAGTTCCATAGTTCATTATGTTATCATCAAAGTTATACCAAGCGGTCTCAAATGTTCCACCAGTATAAATTGTTGCTCTATTGTATAATCCGTATAAGTAGCTCGGTGAAGATGCACTCAAGATAAGTTGTTGAGGACAAAGAGCGTTAGGAGTTTGAGTCGGGGTAGGTGTAAATGTAGGCGTTGCTGTATTTGTCGGAGTTTGTGTTGGTGTTCCTGTATTCGTAGGAGTATTCGTAGGAGTTGTGGTTGGTGTTTGAGTTTGAGTTGGGGTAATAGATGGTGTAGGTGTAGATGTTGGATTAGGAGTCGCCGTAGGAGTTCCTGTAGGAGTTAGAGTTGGGGTAATAGATGGCGTAGGTGTTGGTGTTGGGTCAGTAGTATATGCGACAACAATATCATCTATCGCTCTTTGTTCTCCCAAATAGTTACTAAACTTTTTTCTATAGAATATCCTTGCCATGTAATTTGTGTATCTCGTCTATTATTTCATTTATGTTAACATCATCTCCAACCCTAAAGTAATGGGTTTTTAGTTTCTTTGTTTCTGTGTCGTTATCAGTATAAATAACCTTAACTCCAAATAAGTTATTTTTTAATTCCCATTCAACTGAGAATATTTCATAACCTTCATATTCAACCTCATCAACAATTACTTTCTTTTTAACTGCCAACATACTCTGTCGTTCCTGAAGGAATTGGGCTTGGTTGTGGTGGCATGTATGGTCCAACATAATCACTCAAAGTTAAATCTTTGACCCACTCATGTTCAGGGTAAATTGAGCTCATGATTTCCTCATCAGATATGAACCAATTTACATTGGCGTCTAATGTTGGGTTGAAATATACATCAGGACATACCAGTTGTCCCACCAAACTATCCTTTTGATTTATTGTTAAAATTGCTACTTGTTCAGTCATATTAGAATGTATTTCTACCTAATGTGGTTTGGAATGTGTTTATTATATTTGTAAGAGTTGTTACCTGTGCTGCCGTTAAACCTAATCCAAATGTAGCAAAACTATATTGGTTTGCGTAGTATTGGATAGGAGTTCCGTTGTTATTCATCGCCGCCAAGAACATAGGAACTGTGATTGCACTTCTTGATGAAACCGACACATTTTGTAATGAACTACCATTTCTATAAAGAGCGTTGTTTGTAGTTCCACTTGATGCCGCCAATAACATACCTTGAGTATTAGGGCTTGCCAATGATGAACCACCACTATTAACACCCCAAAACCAGTTAGGTGTTCCGTCTTGAGCAATTACTTGGTAGCGAGTTCCTTGAGCCGCACCAACATAGTTTCTACCCGAACCAACAGGAGCACTGTTATTAGATAAATAAATACCAAGATGCTGACTATCTAAAGTCATTGCTGAAGGTGATAAGTAGGTATTTGCGTAGGCGTTAGTTCCGTTAGAAGTAGCCCCTGAAGCGTTGAATGTCCAACCTCCGTTAAATACTAATCTATATGCAGCGTCTGTATCAACAGGGTTTTTGGCATTGAACTTACAAGATGCACTTATACCACCCAACATCGGATACATAGTGGTAATACTTTCCCAAAGATTATTTGATACAAGAGATGTGAATAATGTTCTTGTTGCCGCAGATACAGTTTCAGTAATACCTGTTCCACCAGCATCAACCACAGCACTTAAATAGGTGTTTGCTTCAGTTGTTCCTGATGGTTGGGAACTTGGAGTAGGTGTTGGACTACTTGTATTTGTTGGTGTTAATGTGTTAGTCGGAGTTTGAGTTGGAGTCCCTGTTTGAGTATTTGTAGGAGTTTGAGTAGGAGTTCCTGTTTGAGTAGGAGTTCCTGTTTGAGTTGGAGTTTGTGTTTGAGTTATTGTCGGGGTAGGTGTAGGTAAAGGACAAGTTCCAATATCGGTTATAGTTCCTGAACCACTTGTTATTACTACACTATTTTGTTTGGCACATATTGTATTTGTATCCCCGAATGGTTGAGAATAAGTTTGTGGATTTCCATCACAATCAATATAATTAACGAATATAGAAAACCCACCTGTAACGATTTCATAAGTTCTACATGCTCTTGGGTCAGTAGGTGTCGGAGTTGGTGTGGTTGTCGGAGTTGGTGTCCCTGTTGGTGTATTTGAAGGGGTTTGTGTCGGTGTCTCAGTGTTTGTCGGTGTTGTTGTCGGTGTCTCAGTGTTTGTAGGGGTTTGTGTAACAGTTGCGGTAGGGGTAGGTGTTGGGTTTGGTGGTGGTTGTATCATTACATTACTTGTTATGTTAGATACTTGAGATGTTCCTGTAAATATAGTGTTAAAATTACTACCAGTATTTGCCGACCAATTTATACCATCATTAGAAATAAATGTTTCATTTATATTTCCTGTTGCTCCTGTTATTGAACTCGCAATCAATACATTACCATCTGTAGTTAATGTTCTAACACCACCAGCAATTAAAGGTTTTGTGCTTGTTGCCGCAGACCAAGTTAAACCATCATTTGAATAAGCAATTGTATAACTTGTCGCTCCTGTTGTATTTACTGACGCAACATACTTATTTTTGAAATAAACAATAGCACTTAAATTGCTACTTCCAAATATACTACCATTTGTAATATTTGTTGTTCCCGTCCAATTTAATCCATCTATTGATGTTGCAAACTTATTCAAACTAGTTCCAATACTTTGAACTGCAGCCCATTTTCCATTTGCGTAAATCAATTGCGTTATATTCGCAGTAAAGAAATTATTTGTTAGACCAGTCCAATTTACACCATTTTCAGAATATAATAATGCTGTCCTTACTGGTGCTGTTGCTCCTGTAGAAGAACAACCAGCCAACCAATTACTTCCATTATATCCAAATGAGCTAATATTAGTTGGTGTTGATTGTCCTGATAGAATAGTTATAGTTGCGGCAGAATAATTTATTCTATCATAAGAATAACTCGCAATTGTTCCACTTGTTGATATTGCTGAACCAACCAACCAAATTGAACCATTAGTTGCAATTCTTGATACTGCTTGATAATTTGGCATTGTTGCTCCTGTAAACCAATCATAACCATTATTGGAAAGATAAGATATTTGTGCGGTTGTTCCTGTATTGGTTGTCCCAACACCACCCCAATATGTTCCATCACTTGCTATTGTAGTTAAAACAGTTGCGGACAAAGTATTCATATTCGCATTAGTCCAAGTTGTCGCACTTGGGGAAATTGAATAACCTTCAATACCATTACTACCATTAGACGCAACCCATAATACAGGTTGTGGTGAAGGCGTTGGTGATGGTGTCTGTGTTGATGTATTTGTAGGAGTTGGTGTTAAAGTCGCTGTCGTTGTAGGTGTGTTGGTCTGTGTTACTGTGGGAGTTGGAGTTTGTGTAGCAGTATTAGAAGGAGTCGGTGTCGGTGAAGCAACAGGTTCTGATGATGTCTCATTATTCACAGCGACAATGGCATTCCACACTGGCAATTCTTTCTCACCATAGGGTTTTAATGCTTCCTGAAAATCAAAGGGTTTTTTCTTTGTTATGTATTGTGCGTTTGCTGGTCTGTATGTTCTACCGTTCCACTTCATTTGTTTGTTCTTGGCTTAAAAAAGGCACCCCTCAGGGTTGAAGGGTGCCGATTATTATTTTTAATTACGCTTGAACCGTAATACCTGTAAATATTGCTCCAAGAGTAGTAGTTACAAGGATTTCTTGTGTTGCGTTTGGTTCACCACCTTGGATTGTAAGTGCTGACATACCGTTAAGGTCTGTGTAAGCCAATCCTGATGCAAGAGAACCTGCGGTTACCAATGCTCCGTTCTGCCAAGCAACTGTCCAATAACGACCGTTGTTGTCTTTTGCGATAGCATAGATGTTATTTTGTGAAACAAGATTTTGGAATACATTTCTCAAATCCTTGTCCATTCTTGGTAAGTTCATTACCAATGTCGGTTGGAATACTACTGACTGAGCAGTTGTGTTCACCCCGATGTCTTCAGTGAATGAAGAGCCTTGTTTAGTGAGTTCAAACTTGTAGAATACACCTGTACCAGATGCTGCAGTAACTTGGTTATCACCATTTGATGTCCATGATGTGATTGTGTTACCAGAACCACCCAAAATCCAAATAGTTTGTAAACCACCTGTTGATGCATTTCTACAATCTAATGTAAACCCACTTGATATAAAACAACTCATAATTTTTAGTTTTTTAATTTAAGGTTTATTAGGAAGCAACTACCCAAGAATCAACAGAGAATACACCCACACCGTAAGTAGCATGTAAGTTTAATTTCACGATGTCTTCAAATGGGTCATACATTGCTTTTTGAGTCATCATCTCAGCATTCATACCAACCATTACATATTGTGCAGGTCCTGCATATACTTTAGATTGACCTGTAAGACCTTGAGTTGGAACTACTCTTACATTTGAACCTGGAAGGATTACACCCCAATCAGAACCTTCAGTAGCAACGCCAGTTGGGTCTGTGAACAAGTTGATGAAACTGTTGTTTCTCATTGACGCTACCAACGCTCTGTAGTCAGCATAACCACAATAGATAACTAAGTCATCTCTGTGTAATACATTCTCAGGGATTGCTTGGTAGTAAGATGTGAATACATCAAGACCATTTGTTGCAGTAGCCGCTGTGTAAGTTACAGGAGTCGCACCGTTAGCAGATGTAATCAATCTGATAAGACCATCAAAACACTGACTGTTGTAAACTGTAGCACCAGTTGCAGTAGAGTTTCTCCACAATTGTAATTCAATTTGGTTAGCAGTTCTGTTAGCGATATCTTCAAGGATAACTTGTTCAAAAGGAACAGATTCTTGGAAATTGCTATCAGACAAATACTGACTCAAATAAGTGTCATATAAAGAATAAGGACACAATTGTTGGTTTACTTTTTTATTACACAAGTCAATTGTTACAACATTTTGAACTGTGTCACCTGTGGGTTCAAACCCGCAGGCTAAATCTTGTAATATAACATCGTTAGTTACGAAACCTACTTTTTCAGTTGTTCCTTTCAAGTTTGGTCTAACAGATGAATATTTTGGTAAAGTCAAACCTAAGAACGCCTTAATCAACATATCGTCACCGTATGAGTTGTAAGTAGGTAGGTTAGACAAATCGTAGTTAAAAGCGAAAGATGATACTTCCCCTTTTTTGAACATTTTCTTTTCCATTTTTATTTTTTATTTATTTTATTTTTTTAATGCATTTCTCAAGAATGCAACTTTCGCATCTGCAATATTTTCTTTTGCGAAAGTCTTACGAGCCACTGGTGTTTCAAACACAGGGGAGTTCTTGAAATCCTCATAATCGTTTTTATAGGACTCAAAGTCCTTGCTGAACTTGGACATAACTGCCATCATTTGTGACATTGCCTCCTTCATTTTTTTCATTTCCTTTTTGTAATCTTCAAGAGAGCCTTCGCCACTCATGTCAGGATACTTCACACCTGTAATGAATCCTTCACCATTTACGGTCAATACGATACCAGAATCAGTTGTGTGTTCCCCTTCAGGAGCAGATACTTTTTCACCCTCTTTTGTGATTGCATACAATTTTTGTCCAACTTGGAAATCACCTTCTTCATCAGTCATGATTTCAGTTCCGTCTGTTAGTTTTGCTTTTGCCATAGTTTCTTCATTTACAATTACATCGTTTGATGATTCTTCTACTTCAGGAGATTCTATTTCTTCTTTGATTTCCTCAATCTTAGAAATAATTGAATCTTCACCTACTACCAAAAGAATACCATCACGAGTTTTGTGTTCACCTGCGGGTGCAGGTTTCAAGATTGAATCCTCACCTACAACGAATAATTCATTGCCCACTGCGAATGGTTCTTCAGAGTTATTGGTGATAGTTGTTATATCATCAATTAACTTGGTTACAGAAAACTTTTCAGATTTGAACTTAAGACCTAACAAGTCAGCGATTTTGTTGATTGCTTCTGTTGCGTTCATTTAATAAGTTATTTTGTTTATTATGTTTATCACTTGTTCTAATAAATACTCATCACCTTTTTGAACTGAAAAGTTGAGTAAAAAGTTTCCTTCAACACTCGCACCCTTCACCACACCAGGTTTAATATAATTATTCCAAACAAGATTTCCTTCAGGTGTATCTAACACCTTATATGCTGCCATCCAGGTTCCGACTGGCACTTGCTCATCTGTAAAACCTAACTCATAGGCTTTGTCTTTTTCACCCTTAACAATCCATGTCTCAACCATTACGATGTCCTCAAACTTTTTGTCTGTGTGTTCGTAGTTGGTCATTCTGTTTCTTAACTCAGCCATGAACTTATCTCTAATTGTAAGGATAGTTGATGGTTTGAACTTAACATAGTATTTCTCATTGGTGACCTCATCAATTCTTGGAATCAAAATATCAGGTATCATCAATGGGGTGTATATCATTCTTTCCTCAGTTTTTGCTGCAAACACCTGTTCTGATTTCTTATCAAAGTTTGGTTTGCACACATCACCAAATGCACACTCAATATCCTTCATGTAAGATACGGAGTTCATATTCTGTTGTGATATGATGTAAGCGACCTCTGATTTTCTCTTGGTCTCAGGACTATAGTATCCGTTATTCGGTAATGACTTTGGTGGGATACCAGCAGTTCCCTCAGCCATTCCTTCATCTGCCTTATTACTTCCCTGAAACAAATATTTGTGCCAAGCATGAACACAATTAGGACCTCCCTTGTATAGCCATTTGCTATAGGCTTGTCTCTTATGACCAAACTCTGTATTGGTGTCCCTCAATAAATCTATCTCTAATCTGCGGAAATATCTGTCCTCTATTGAATCACAGAAATCTCTATCAGGTGAACCACTCAACACTCTCTCATACTTGAAATATACGGTTGGGGATTTGTGATTTCTCCTGTAGATTTCTTGTTCTGTTGAACCCCTCATCGCTCCTGTGATTGCCTCAAACTTTTCAACATCAGTTTCAGCCAAGAACTTTAATAATTTTACGGTCTCAATTTCTTCTTCAGTATAATCTTCAACACCGAATGATTCAAACTCTTCCTTTGGAACACAGTTAGGCACTTCACGACCATTTTGTATTTTTGTTCCAATTGCAATGTAACCTTCCCAACAAGCATCTTCAAGACCTTCAAAGATTCCTCCACCACAACCACAATCACCCTCAAATAATACTGGTGGTAATTCAGGTTCAACCAACATTGAATCGGTCTCACCACTTGCGGGATAGTTGTCGTATGCTGGTAATCCTGAAACATCATAGTCAAATCTAACTGCGATTGGACCTAATTCTTGTCTTACATTAAAGTCCAAATCATAGTGTCTTTTAAGACCCATAACTTTAACCAAATCAATTTTCTCATTACGAGTTGAATACATATTGATTGCACTCACAGGGATACCATACTCAGTTGTGAACTCAATCAGTTCTTTAGTTGGTAATCCTTGAATGAATAATACTGGTAATGAACCTCGGCTCATTTCATTTTTGAACATTCTCAGTCCTGCTGTTGTCTTGAGGGTCTCCCACTCAAAACCAACTCTGGTTGCTGAGAACTCTCTGTTCTCCCACATACCATAACATTGTCCCGCTGCTTGGTCATCAGTTTTTCCCTCGTTCTTAACATAGGCAATACAACGACCGATGAACTCATCTTTGGATTCTGTTGGACCTGGTTTAACAAAGTCCTGAACTCCCATTTCCTCTTTCTTCAAGATTGAATCAACCCACTCAAGTGCTGGCTTACCACCCCATAGGTCATAGGAGATTGTCCCATTATCATCGTAGTTTCCTGTGTAATAGGTTGCCGCTCTCTCCAAATAGGATTTCATTCTCTTAACGGTTTCCAATGAAATCTCGTCACGATTACACAATTGTTGTGCTCTAATTTTTCCTGTTTGTGTTGCTGCAGGATTTCCCCTTTCTTCATTCTCTTTGATGGCACGACATGCTTTTGCTGATACATTCTCAGGAGCCTTGTAGAATCTCTGTTTGTTGAAATACATTAACTCCTGTTCAATTGCGGGATACTCAACCCATGCTACCTCAAATACACCAGTATCACCTGATATGTCGGGATTTACCTCAAGTTCTATTACTTTATACATCTTTAATAAATAGTTAGATTAAAACTGACTTAATTTTTCAAGTCGTCTTGCTGTTTCTTGTTTAGCGGTGATATCAGATTCCACAACATACGCTCTAATTGGAGTGTTTCGTTGTTTTGCAATTGCTTCCACAATTCTTGAATCGTCCATTGCTGGTTGGATAGGTCTACCACCACCAGCCTGATTTATTTGGTCAAGTAATCCCATGTAGTTAATACTTGAGTATCTGTTGATGACTGCTTCGTTTCCTTCCAACTCAATTCCACCACCTTGAAACTTAACTCCACCATATTCGTGAGCAGGTCCTGAGACCATTCCCCCTGAACCAAGTTTACCACCTCGTCTGTAAGAGTCAATGTTTGCCAATTGACTACCAATTATCGCAACCTGTGCTGCGTTAAATGCGACGATTGCTCCTGCTCCAATGAATGCTCCAACACCACCTGTGATTGCTGCCAATTTGGTGATGGCTTCTGCGGTGTTCGCTAAGGCTTGAGCCAATGATATTCTTAATGCCGTTTTTGCTGCTCTCTTTTCAAGTTCAGCCTTCTGTGCTTGGAATGACTTTTCAGCCTCCAATCTCTTTTGATTTGCTTCCTCAGAATCACCGATAATTGTCTCCTGTAATCTTTGGTTTCTTTTTTCCAATTGGTCAAACTGAGCGTCAAAAAACAATGATGTGGTTTGACCCAATGAGTTCAATGCTGATTGGAACGCTTCAATGTTGGATTGGATTTTCTCAATTCTCTTTTGGAATGCCTCGTTTGATTTCTCAAGTGCGGCATTTTGTTTATCCAAGTAGAATGCGATGATTGCATCAATCTCTTTTTCAGTTAGGTTGGTAAGGTCAATTTTCTTTTTGGCAAAGTCATCAAGTATTGCCTTTCTTTGTTGCTCTGTGGTCTTTGTTGCATCTATAAGGATTGCGTTTTCCTTTTGGGTAAAGTCAAACACCAATTCCAAGTTGTTTAGGAACACACGAGATTGTGCTTCACCTTGAACCTTTAATGCTTCCGCTCTCTGTTGTTGAACATCAAACAAGAAACCACGAATCTGTGATTCCTCAGCAATAATGTTTTGAACCGTTGTTGATAATGCTTTGGTCTGAGCGTCTGATAACTCTTTAATTAGTTTATCCGCTTCTCCACCAAACTCATCTAACTTGTCTTTTAGGTCTAATCCCTGCTCTTCAGTAAGTTGTTTTTGTTTGACCAAAATATCAACATATCTCTTAAATGCTTCCTCATTAATTTTTTTACCAGTATCAGTCACAACAACCAAATCCTTATTATATTTTTCCTGCAATGATGATGAACTCTTTTTAAGGAACTCATCTAATCTCTGTAGTTGGATACTTAATTTTACGGTGCTGTCTTCAATCTTCTTGATATTACCTTCAGCATCTCTTTCAAATCTAATCTCACCTGTCGCAATACCAATCTCTTTAACAATAGACAAATATCTTTCAAGTTCATCTCCTGTGAAGATTTGTTGAACTCCTTCAGGTAATTGTTTGATGATAAAGTTTAAGTCCTTATATTGTTTGATTAGTGTTTCAGTTGCTTGGAACGCTTCTTTGGTTACAAATCCTTGTTGGAATAATAATGAAATCTTATCAAGTTCTTTTGTCGCTGTGTTGGCAAACTCAGTAACCCCTTGAGTCAATGCTCCTGATGTTAAGGTTTTTCTTAATTCCTCAACATACTCACCATAGACATCTCTGGTTTCTGCTAATGTATTTTTCTGTATGTTGAACTTACCATCAATAAACTCAATCGCAAGACCAATCTCCTTGAACTTGTCTTGGAGTGTATCAGGAATCAATCCATCAATCGCACCTTTAAGTTCTTTGATTGTTGTTAAAACTTTTGGTTCTTCTACATCAATAGCCTGTGCTTCTGCTAACTTGGTGAATATATCAACTGATTTTTGTAGTGAGTCCAATTCATTATTTAAGGATTCTTCTAACTGATTGAATAATTTGATTTGTTCACGAGTTGCTTGAATATTCTTTTCTTTTGCTTCAGTATTCTTGTCTGTCTTTTCAGTATCATCTTCAACCAAATCAAGATAATCTTTCTGTCTCTCATTGATGTCGGCAAAATCTCTATTGTTTTCTTTATTTAATTTGTTGATTTCTCTTTGAATATCGGCAACTCTTTCTTTGGCTTTGAACAATGCATTCTCAGCAGATGCTTGGAAATTACTTGTTCCACCAAATCCACCAGCAGTTCCCCCACCTGTTACAATTACACTCTCAGCCTCTTTTAAATCTTTTTGTGCCTTGGCTCTTGCGGCAGTTGCCTTAGCCAATTCTCTCTCCAAATCTAATAGTCCAATACTTCGTTCAGCAATCCTTGCCTCCAATGCTCTTGCTTGAGCCTGAGCCACGATTGCCCCTGTTAATTTATCGTTGGCAATTTTAACCTTACCTGTTAGAATGTCCTCATCTTTTAGATTCTTGAAGTAACCAGGGAATGACTTTTTAAGGTTCTCCAATGCAATCTTTCTTGTGTCTAATGATTGACTGGTGTCGTTGATTGTATTGTTCAATACCTTCAGATTTGTAACCTCTTTGGCAACATCTGTATCAATATTCTTTTGGAACTCTTTTTGTGCTTTGGTTGCGTCCTCCGTTCCACTTGTAAATGATGCGAATGCTGCAACCAATAATCCAACACCAGTCAAGATGGCTGTGTATGGGTTTGCCGCAAGAGTTGCAAAGAATGCTCTGGTTACACTATTTGTTGCTGCCGTTGATATTGCCAATGCTTTGGTTGAAAGGTCCAACGCTATGGTCTTAAGAACCACAGCACCTTCAGCCGCCTCACGAGCAGCCAAGGCGATTACCAATGCGTTTTGGGCTTGAGCCAGGGCTTTTGTGGTGTCCTCACTTTCTTCGCCAAATAAAGCAAACGCTGCTGTTGCCGCACCAAAGGAAGCCCCGATGGCTCCACCCAATCTCGCTAAATCTCCTAACTTACCTTCAAGGTCTTTACCCTCGGCAGATTTCTGTAATGTCTTTAACTTACTTTCCGCAATCTGTATCTCTGCGGATAATTTCTTGAACGCATCTGAACCAATGGCAATCTGACTTAATTCAAGTTTTGCCTGTTTTAATTTTAATTCAAGTTCCTCAATGTTGGTTACCGCTTGGGGAACACCATTAAGGACAATATTAAGAGCAATAGTTTCTGCCATAATTTTTTAACAAGAGGTTTGTAATACTCTACCATAAGTATCAACACATACGAAGGTGGTTGAACTACCCTGTTGTTTGATATATGTTCCCATTGGTAGTAATGTTGGACCAGTAAGGTCTGTATAAATTACATCATAGTTCTCAATGGTCAAACTATTGTTATCAGAGTAGAAGGTATATTGAGTTGCTGACTCATCACATACAGAATCCTTGTTCGTTGAGATGTAAGCCAAGTCATAATAGAATTGAGTTGGACCAGGATAACCCTCATTTGGAGCATAGATATAAATCGGTGCTGGTGGTTCAATTCTGTAATATGGTATAATATCTTTTATGAGGGATATTTGGGTCAATCGTTTGTTCACCAAATCCGCATCAGTCATTTTTTCAATCGTAAACCAAGAATCCTTAATCCATATCTTATCTGTTAGTTTGGTATCATAAACATCAATAGGTCTGAAATAAAAATTACCTGATAGTCGTTTTCCTGTTGGGTCATACAGGTTGTCTATGTATGTTTTCCAAAAGACATTATACACATTGTAATCTGTAAACTGCTCAATCTGTGTATTGGTGTTTCCAAAGAAATCAAATGTGTTTCTAAAGTTCAAGTCCGATACCACCTCAGAGATTTGTGATTCCAATGTTGATAAGTGTGATACCGCAGGATAGGTTGTCCATTCAATCGGTGTTGAACCTGAACTCAAATACCATGACCCTTGTTGTGTCTTATACTGGTCTTTCCAAGCCAATCTATTACCCACCCAAAAGAACAAGTGTGGTTTGGTTGCGTATGGTGCTTGTTGTTGGTTATTCAGGTAGTAGAATTGTGGTATGATAAAGTTGGGTGCATTGGTCACACCTGATGTTGGACATGGACCAAATGGCACTTCATATATGTTTTCTCCTGTAAAGAAATTGGAATCAGATGTGAACCTTTCACGACCAAATACAAAGTCATACTGGTCATGCCATAATTTTGGTAGGTATTCGTTGTCTGTAAATTGATAAGTCCAAATACTATCTTTAGCCAACTCAAACGATAACGGTTCAACCTTAACATCAGAGTTCAAATCTAATATCTTTGTCCAATCTTTAACACCTCTGGTATTGTCGTCATAATCCCAAGTGTATGGTTCAATCCTAATTGTCTTGGCTTGCTCATCTTGGGTTACATTCAAGTTGAACATCGTAATCATGGATTTGAAGAACTCAACACACTCTAAGTTTGGAATACCCAATCTCATATCCACCAATTCTGTTATGATGGTTGGGGACTGGTATAATTCGTATAATGGTAATGGGTCTCTAAGCGTTCCATCATCGTAGGCTTGGATTCTATACTCACCCCTAATGTTTGATGCACACACAGAGAAGAATGTGGTCTTATCAAAGATTACAACCTCAACATATTCACCAGCAACAAACACATCGTCAAAGAATAGATTCACTGGTAGTGGTCCATTACCCAATGGTCCAATGTATGCCTGTCTCAAATTGATAAGTGGTGATTCGTAGAACATCGTCCCTGTTCCAATAACATCATTTGGGTTTGTTGATTTGAATGCTCTAACCACAATCTCAGGGTCAGCAATTGCAATAGGAATACACACATCATCTGTGATTACATTAAACCTAATATTAAACCCGTATTGTCCCGCGTAAGGAACTACAAATCTATTTCCATTTGATTGGTTGATAAAGTTATTTAAAGGGTCGTAGGCAGGTCCTAAGAAATCCCTGAACAGTAATCGGTGAGTTGTATCCTTATCATAGGTAAAGTTTACAGGATTCATGTAGGTCCTGAATATGTTTTGGTTTGTTACACCCGAAGCATACTCAACTCCAATCTTACCATTTTGGAATGTGTCCATATAGATTGAAGTAAAATAAGGTGAATCAAAAAACTCTGATACAACCTCATACCCTGTCTCAGCAAACATTCTATCCAATACGGATTTTACCTGAATGGCAGGTTTGAACATTGATGGTGGGACTGCTCTACCTGGTTGGTCAAATGAGAATACTCCATCAAAATCATAAGTGAATGTAGGGGTTGCTGCCGATGAGGTTGAACCCTGATAGTCCAATCCATAATTGATAAGTGGATATAGGATTTGTCCATTGAACAATCCTGACGCTCCATCGTTCACACACTCCCAAGATTGAGTAACAGATGAATACACCAAGTCGTGATTGAGGTCTGTATAGTTCAAATCCTGTAATTGTAGATTTCTAAGTGGAGCCATAAAGTCAGAGACCTCACCCATCAAATAAACCTCATACAATCGTTCCTCTGTGTTTGTGGTTACAGAGTTCAACCTCATCACACCCTGAAATATATCTGTCCCTCTATATTGGACGATACAAGGGATTTTTTGGAGTGGGTTAAACTCCAATCCATTTATCTCGTAGTAGTGTTCAAATAGGATTGCATTATTATTGGTATCAGGAATCTGAATTGTTTTGGAATATGGGACTCTACGACTGGTTAAATCAGTCAAGTCATTCTGTTGAATTGTGAGCGTGATTGGAATGTCCTCAAACACATCAATACGCTGCCAAGTATTCCCTGTAAATTGTGCCAATAATATAGTATCCATGTTACTTTCCTAAAAGTTTGATGTTATTTGAATATACATATTGGAGTTCCAAATTGTATACGGTTCTGTTACCTTCTATCTTTTTCTCAAACTCTGTGTTCAAGATATTCACAGGAGCAAGTCCCCCTTCAGTTGTGATTTCATAGACAAGATTTGATGTCCATAATTCCTCTAACCATTGGAATGTAGGTTGGTTCACAAATCCTGTGTTTACCAATACGGTCTCAACCATCACAACATCGGAGTCATTCAATCCACGAGAATATTGTGTCTTAACAGGGTTGTCTGAACCCCAATCAATATTCAAGGATTTATATTGTTGTCTATTAATAGATAGACCCTGAAATCTGTTAAACATCAATCTAACATAATCGTAGTGTCCATAACGATTCAAGAACATCAACTGAATGTGTTGGTTCTGTGAACGAGTTGGACCACAATTTAAGTTAAATGTGAACATCTCTGATACTGGTTGGTATTCAACGCAGTTTCCTTCAGTATAACCTGTTGGTGGGGTTTGTGGAATTATTGCCATTTTACTTCTTATCTATTACACTCCAAATACCACCGATTAAGGTAAGTAATGCTCCGCTTATTTCTGTAAAGGTTGCTTCATCAACAACACCTTTAATTACCAGAACACCACCGATGAATGTAAGGGTGTGTCTGATTAAACCAAATATTTGTTCTTTCTTCATAGTCGTTTTATTTATGAACAGGCTGCTCCTGTTATTACTGTTATGTTTGCACAATCTGTGATTATGTTTGGACAACCACAAGGTATGATTACCGATGTGAAACCTGCTATGTTAATTGTCTCCCATCTACTTGCTGAACAGTTGTAGTATTGGACAGGACAAGTCACTGCATTATTGTTTGATATATTCAACTGATAACAAGTGATACAGTTTGCTGATGGGGTTACTGTAGGGGTAGGTGTCGGAGTTGGAGTTGTTGTTGAACAAGAACCAATTACACCCACAACTGAGAATGTTGAGGTTATTGAATCCTGACATGCACAGAATGGAGCCATTCCTGAGTTACCTGCTAATGAGAATGTCCCAACCGTTCCATTACAATTTAACCATCTAATCTCATCTGTATATGGTGTGTTGTTCGTTACCCCATATTCAATACATACACAAGCACTTGTTGGACTTGGTGTCGGAGTTGGTGTTGGGATTGGATTACATGGACCAGCATTTATGATTGTTGCTGCAACCTCTGTGATTGGGTAGGTGCATGAACATACAACATAACCCAAATTAGGTTGTAATACCAACTGACCAAATCTACCATTGGTGCAATTTGTAAATCCAACACTATATTGACCTGAACCTGTATAACTGATTTGATACTCGGTGCAACCACTACAATATGCCGTAGGTGTCGGAGTTGGACTACCTGTAGGAGTTGGGGTTGTTCCCACAGTTGCTGTCGGAGTTGGGGTTGGTTGAATTGGAATTGTTGAACCTGTAAATCTTCCATACAACTGAACGGTATATTGAACTGCGTTTGGTGGAATGTATGGTAAGTTTGCTGGTCCTGCTCCCACATAAAGTGTGTTGTAATCTGTAGTTCCTGTGGCGGGATATATCAATGGGTAGTTCTGATACACCAAATTACAGTTAGGTCTTGGACCACCACCATTTGATATAATATTGTCGTATGTGGTTGCGGTGATTACGGCTCCCTGGTCGTCAATAAATGTGTATTTCACATAATACCCCTCTGAGAGTCCTGATGTTGAACCAGACCAAAGATAATAGTTTGTGAACCCCAATGTGAAGTAGTCGTCCTCCATCACATCTAATGTTCTTGGTGCGTTTGTTAAGAATAGGTTAGATGTTGTTGGGTTCACACCTGCTGGTGTTCCTGATAATACGAACTGACCTATATCAAAACTTTGTTCTGTGGCTTTTGGATTCACCCCCATTGTTGAACGGAATACTTTGTATGGGATACTCTCAACTGCTGGTGGTCCAATGGAGTTTCCAAAACCAGTGTATCCTGTAATTGAACCAATCTCTGTATCCGCATACTCATAACCAACCTTCACATAGTAGTTGATTGTCTCCTGATTCAATGGTCTTGAGAATGGGAATGTTTGGTGTGTATAAATTGGTGTGGTGTTCCAATACGATAGTGGTAATGAATCTGTGTAGGTCTCAAGGATTTGTTGTAAATCCAATATCCCAAGTCCAAAAGGGTTTGGTGAACACTTACCCTCAAAGACCAATAGGTCCTCAACATACAACTCGTAGTTATATTTGAACTTGAATGTGCTTAACGGATTGTATGTGTCCGATGATAATGTAAAATATATCCCGTCTGATAATACGGGTTGAAACTCTGCTGGTGTTGATGTAAATGCTATACTCATTGTCTTTGTGTTCCTGTTCTAAAGGTTATTTTTTCTCTTATTACTTCCTCAATGAATGCTCTACCATAGATACCAAAATCTCTTGATATGTCGTCCAATGATTGTTTGATTGCCTCATCTAAAAAGAATGTAGGTGCAATACCCAATTCTCCAATACTTCTTTGAATTAAGAATGCTCTATCATCGTTGGACATGAACCTACCTTGTTTATCCCTGAATTGTGGGATTGAATTATTGGTTCTTGTTCTTGCCCAAGTGGCAATTGTTGCAAGTGGTGGATACTTGAATGTAGGGGATTGTTTCTTACCTCTACGACCTGAGTTCACAACTTGCCATTCAGGTGCTCCAGGGAACTCAATCACCATCTTTATATTTCCATCAGCATCTCGTTCCCAACTAACCGTAGCAGCGTCCAATAAACGACCAGTATAAACACGATTGTTTACTGCTCCTGGTGATTTTGGCTTACCATCATAACCTCGTGATTGACGGGGTTTCAATAGTTCGGTCTTGATGTTCTGTTCAATCACATCACCCAACATTCTTAATATATCATCTGGTGCCTGTGCCATACATTAACAAAGGGTTGATGGGTTTTGGAAAAATCTTGATACACGACCATCTTTATCCAAGTTAAATATGATATTTCCACTTCCACATCCAGGAACCGATTGTGGTAAACTAAAGTAATAAGAACCAAATAGATTAGTTGTTGATGTTCCTGATGTTACATTATACAAATAACCATTTGTGTCTAAACAATCAGCATCACCATATAATGTTATTGGTGTTCCACCTGATAATGGGTTAGCATCACAACCTGTGGTATAAGTTCCATTAACAGAATATCCTGTAAATGTATAAGGGTGTGAACCTGATGGAGGTGATGGAGGACTTGGTGCCCCACCAAAGAATCCACCAGC